ATCTTTTTTCCAATGATCTTTTAATGTTTTTACTGCACGATCATTTGCGCCAAATTTAAAGAATTTTGTTGGTAAATTACCACTCTTATTTTTTACTCCAGGATTCACCAGAATATCCAATAGTAACATCAGTTTTTCTTAAGTCATCGATATAAGCTTCAAGACTTTTAAATCCAGTAAAATCTTCTATAAGTTCATTAACAAAAGTAATATCTTTTGATCCTGAAGATCTTTTATCGGAGCAGATATACCGTTATATCAAATGCATTAATATCTTTTAAGTTAGCAGAATTTTTTATCTCTGCGTTTTCTGACACACCATTTATAGAAAATGAAACGTCTGCTTCCTGAGAACCTATCTTTGCCGTCTTTACATTTGCAGCACCAAGTTGCTTTATAAAATTGGCAAACTTGTCTTGAGCTCCACTGCCAGAACTAACACGACCTGCTATATCAGGTTTAGTCGTGTATTGGATTGTACCAAAATTAACAGTTATGATCATATGGAAAATTTTTAGATGCAGTCTTAGATTCTTTTATTTCATACTTAATGTTTATCTTATCTAAAAAGTCTTGTAGTTCTTTAAAAGCTTTTTCTCTGTCTTTATCTATTCCACGGACAGAATAAAACTTTTTATTGCCAGAACTAAGTCTAGCAACATAATCTATCTTAGCAGACGGATATGCATCCTTTATAGCTTTATTGAGAAGTTCTTCCATGTCATACCTTTTTATAGATATTTATAAAGTAAAAAGGGCGAGCCTTTCGACTCGCCCCTATAAGCAACACGGACGGGTGGAACCCCACCATTTATCCCGTCAATTCCAATCCTGATGATATCAGCTTGCCACTTGTGCTGCAGACACAAACGTGTATGCTTGCCGTCCATAGACGGATCTGGTATTATTTATGCTTGGACACCGACTTTTTCTTTTGGAACACTAAAATTTTTTAGCATAAAAGTCGGTGTCCAAACCATCAAACCCTCCACCAAGGTTTAGATGTCTAAGTAGAGCTTTAGCATCTGAATAGAGAGGGCATGTCCTAATGACTTGCTGTGTAGAAGTTTCAACTACATTAAACATAGTGTAGTAGCCTTCGATAACATAATTAAGCTTATTGTTCTTCATCACATATTCCTCACTTAAATCCAGCAAACATTTCTTTGTTGAAGTTGAACTTTGGCTTTGGAAGGTTTCTTTCTGTATCTTCCGAACCAAACTTGGAATTGTCAAACACAGACTTATTTTTTGGACCATCTAAAAGATCTTCCTGTGCTGATTGCTCTACGTCATAAAGCCGCATTTTACTGCGATCAATGCCAAGGAAAAACCTACGATTAGACCCTGGATCATTATAGCGATTCTTGAGTTGCTTAACCAAAATTTGATTCTGTGATTCCATTTGTTCTGAAGTTTGGAGTCCAAACATAAAATCAGCTGTGGCCGGGAGTCCAAAGGATTCTGATGTATCTTCCAGTCCCAAGTCGCTTGACGAATATCCTCCTCGAGTTGTTTGAGTCGCAGAGACGATAGGTACATCGAACTCCACGGCAAGTCCTCGAAGCTCTTCTGCGATTGCCTTGATATAGGTATAAGAATTGACGTTGGCTCCATACTTCATCCTCGAAGACATACATATGTTTAGATAATCAATATAGATGATATCAGGTTTAAAGTTCTTCTTAATTTTCAACTCATTAAGTAGATGACGGAAGTTTGCTGAACCAGCGCAAGCAGTTGGATATTCTTTAACAATAAGTTTGCCTGTTGTCTTTGCCATCAACTTATCGATCTTGCTTTTATATGATTGAAGAGGTATGATCTCAAGCTGATCGAGAGGTACATCAAGTAAGTTAGCATCGATGCGCTCAGCGATACGTTCTTCAGCCATTTCCATAGTGATGTAAAGAACATTATAACCCTTAGTCAAATTAGCTGCAGCGCAATGACACATAAACAACGACTTACCAACACCGGTGCCAGCAAGAGCAATGTTTAGTGTCTTATTTGGTAAACCACCACCAGTTATCTCATTGAAGTAGTGCAGATCGAACGGGATTCGAGTTTCTTTCTTGTGGTAAAACTCATAACGCGCATTCGAGTCTTCAAGGAAGTCATGCCCAATGTGCGTATCAAATGATACTGCAAGTGCATCAGATAAGATCTGTGGAATGGCCCCTTTAGAGGCTTTCCCACTCTTATCATCCAGTATTTGAATGGAGGCCATGATCGCGTTGTAGACGGCTTTTTCTTGACAGAACTTTTCTGTTTGGTCGAGTAACCACTGTACTTCCGTCTTCTCATCTCTGCTCAACTCCGATATCTTATCACGAGTCTTCTTAAACACTTCTTCGTTGATACCATCTTTATTAGATAGATCAATGATAAGTGCTTCTTTAGTGGGGAATGTATTGTACTTCTTGACGTATTCGTCGACTAGGTTGAATGTTAGCTTATCAGAATAATCCTGAAAGTATTCTTCTTTCAAAAAGGGTATAACTTTTCTGCCGTAATCTTCGTTTGTTAGAAGATTACCAAAGATTAGTTGTTCAATAGCCATTCGATTTCCTTAGTAAGTAGTTTTAAGGTCCTTGAGATTGAATACACCTAATACCCAATTCTCAGCAGCATCTTCTACATAATGTGTAGATCGATCGGGGAATACACGGTATTCTTCAAATATCATCAATCTTATAGATTACACCATAATCATTTCCATCATGCACTACAAGTGCACTACGATTAGAGTGTTTATCAACTCCCTTATATTCATGCAGCGTCTTCATCTTCAACCTCCATGATTGAACCAACTGCCATCTTATAAGTGCTTTCAATATACTTAGCAAGGTCTGTATCTTGGAACATCTTTGTCCAAAATTCTTTGTTATCTACGATGTCGCCAGCACGCATGTCTCGGCTGTCTAACTTCACCAGTATCTTTATCTACGGTAGCATACCAACCAGCTTTAGGCTTAACAATGTAGCCACCATCAATAGCAACATCCAATAAGCCGCTCCACCGATTAATACCTCCATCATAACTGACCGTGATAGGGATCTTAGACTTTTCTTTGACATAACGTGACTTCTCCACGTTGATTACGAAATGGTAACCAGAGATACCATCCGCATCTTTTTCCTGTTGACGACCAAGGATCCAGATATTATCTGAACCATAGTAAGATCCGGTACCACCGCCAACAATATCCTTGGGATAGAGACCGATCTCTTTATATGTATGGTTGATCACGATCATAGGAATATCTTTCAGAGAAAGATGTGGTGTAATCATACGGAAGAGTGACTTAAGCTGCTTAGCACGAGACATATCGGCAACTGACTTACCATCGAGTGCATCCTCGACTTCTTTCTTAGAAGCAAGGTTACCAATAGAGTCGATGATGATCATGACATGATCGTTTCTATCAAGCTCTTTCATCTGAGCCATGATATCAAACTTCAACTCTTCGATGTCGGTGATAGGAGTATGCACAACAGAGTCAAAAGGAATATTAAAGGTACTAAAATAGGACTGAGGAGTGCCAAACTCAGAATCGTAAAAAAGAACAATGCCATCTTTGTACTTCCTTAGAAATGAGGATGCCATAAGAAGAGCAAAGCCCGTCTTAAAGTGCTTAGATGGGCCAGCAAGCATCGTAAGGCCGGGTGTGATGCCGCCGTCAACAGAACCAGACAACGCAACGTTGATCATAGGTACAGGAGTCGGGATCATATCCTTCTTTGCAAAGACTTTGCTATCAAGCAAAGTGGATGTGAGGTCAATAGTTGAATTCTTAATAAGCTTATCTTTAAGTGACATAACGACTCCTATGTATCGAGAACTTTATTATCAATTTCTAGTATACCAATTTGTTGCTCTTTTGTAAACCGTTTTTGATTAGTTATTCCAATATTTGCTGCTATTAAGAGAACAATAGCAAGAGGATCAAAAACGAAAACAAGAAGAAGAATGACCATCCTAACACTGCGCTCAAGATTCTCAGTAGACTGTACTTCATATACCAAATCAGCAATGTATCTGATTGGTCCAACTTCTGCTTCGAGTTTTTTAAATTCTGATTCAAGCTTAATTCTCTGTTCGGTGTAAACGGAAATATTTTTGACATGATCGTCTTTCCTTTTGACGAGTGATTCTCTCGTCTTTCTCTGCTGGTCAGCAGCTTTAAGTGCAGTTGCTGCTTGCCCACGATCAGTCATCTTATTTAATGCAGCATCAATCTGTTGTATTTGTTTATCTAAATCTTCTATACTTTGTTTCTCAAATCCAATCTTTGAATTTAATATCTGTATTTGATCTACTGCTCCAGTATTTAAATTTACGGTTTGATCTATATGTGCTTTGGATAGAAATCCAAATATACCCATACTCGTTATAAACATGAGAACTATGACAGCAGTACTTAAATATGTTTTAATTAAAAAAGGTGTATGTCTCCAGTTTCTATATAACCATGATGCTGTTACTAACTTTCCAACTTCTAATACAGAACCCATAACAACGACTGGCCAAAATGCCGATGCAAATATAGTTGTGAGACCTATGATTGAGTAGTAGCCAGAGACACCCGAGAGAGCCAAGGCCACTGCGAGTGCCAGATAGTTTATCATCCGTCTACGTAAGTATTAACCTTCTTAATGAAAGCTTGAATCTTTGCAGCACGATCCGGCCAAAGGATATACTCTTTACTAGGATCTTTAGATAAGTTGACGAGAAGAGGCATGATCATATCTCTAAGTCCATGTAACTTATCTTGTACTTCAGCAGTCTTTTGTTCAACCGCTTTTGCTTGTTGTTCTACTACTTTCTTTAGTTGTTCTTCATGAGCTTTTAACTCTGACTCAGATACAAGACTAAAGCCAAAATCATCATCGTTTAGCTTCATGCGAACCAATCCTCCAGAGTAGATACTTTCTTGCTATTTACTTTCCAATGTAGTACATCAAGAATAGACTTGAGTGGATCAAGGAAAGCACGATCAAACTGCTTCTCGTAGTCGATATATTTATTAATCTCAAGCTGTTTGGGCATTGCAGAATTAGTGGCAATAACGTTTTCTTGTCTAGTAATAGGATTAGGTGTTACTAGATATGCAAACTTAATCTTATCACCATTTGTAATTGGTTGATGTTTCTTTTCAAGGCCAGCATCTTTGATAGCTTTGTTATAAAGAAGTGACGCTCTGACTTGAATAGGTAATGATTTTTGATCAAGCTTGTAATGTAGTGGAAAAGTAGCGCCGCCATCATTCTTACGAAAGTAAATCATCTTAACACTACGAGGAAACGCTACGTCTTCAAACTCCATGTTATAGAACTTATCTCTAAACTCCTCGATGAAGTTAAGCACTGTCTTCTGATCAGTGTTCATGATCAAGTCGAGAGCTTTCTTAATGTTCTCACGACATGATGCTGGTGTAGATGAACGAACTGCTTCGATGCCCATGATCTTAAGTTCTGGCTTTTCGTATTGCACACCCTCGCTGTTCCACACGTTGAGGATGTACATCTTCTTTGCTTTCCAGATACCCTTATTAGCGATGTTCTCTCGCTTCATCTGCATCTTCTGTTGATATGCATTCATCATGTCAGCGAGGTCTTGATACGACTTATTGATGTATGGTTGTATCTTCTGTTCACAGAATGCATCAAGTGCTTTAACGATCTCTAGATCATCTGTCATATCCAACTTCTCAACGAGTGGACCCATGTTAACATACACGGAGTCAGTGTCAGATGCAATCACATAGTCTTTATTATCCGTCTTGAGCATCTATGTTGAAGTATGCGTTAATCTTCTGTTCGATCCAACGGATCGATAGCTGACCAGAAGTTGTGATTGCTTCCGCGTGATTAAAGTTGAACCACCTGAAGTATTGGTTACCCAGCGCACCATATGCCGAGTTGAGCTGGATCTTTTTGGCGAGCTGAAGATTGTGATAACGCGATGCAAGTTTTTCGTCATCTTTGCTTTTCGTTTCCTTGAATCTTTTCTTGGCTTCAAGCATCTTGTCTTTGTAGATAACACGATCATTGTACATCTTCTCCATAAGTTGAGGCAAGAATCCTTGCTTATCTTTACGATAGGTGCAACCATTAGCAGCATATGCTACCATGCCATCACGATATTCCCAATTCCCTTCGAGCAAATAATCAATCGAAGGAAACTGTATACGACCGGCAAATGTTTCAGGTGAGATGTTGTACTGCATGATAAGATTGCGGATAAAGAGAGTTCAAGTCGAAAGACACGACCCACTTATGCATACCAACTTGTGGATCTTTAACATAACCACCGACGAGTGTATCATAGTTATCTTCGATCTTCTGTTGTGGGATAACGATCTTTTGATCCAATAGGTAGTTATGGATGATGACATCCCACGGCCTAACAGTCGTCAGTGTATCGGTATAGTTGACTTTAGCATCATATGCAAGAGCAAACACCTGCTTGATAAAACCAAGCTTATCTTCGAGTCTATCGACGAGCACACAGTCATGGATGTTATAGTCGATGAACTTCTCATAGTCTTTCTTGTATAAGTCCAACAAACTATCGTACTCAGAGTAATCGAGCTTACGTTCGCCGAGAACGATGTTAGCGATATGATCGAGACGATATGACTCTTGATTAGTAAACGAGAACTTCTTATAGAGATGCATATAGTCGAGGATGGTTACACCCGCAGGAACGAATGCTTGGTTCTTCTGGTCTCGAACAATGATCTCTTTCTCATCAAGGAACTTCCAAGGCGAGAGCTTCTTAGCTTCCTTCTCGCCAAGCTGACCGATGATGCGGTTGACGATATAAGGTACGTCGAAGAACTCTACGTTCCATCCAGTCAATACATCTGGTGTCCAGTCAGGATGATTCCAACCAAGGATGAACTTAGCGAGTAGATCTTTCTCGTCTTTACACAAGACGTAGATGACATCATCAGACTTTGGTTTATAGTATCCACAACCAAACACGATACTGCGACCATTCTTACGAAGAGAGATAGCAGTGATTGGCTTTGATGCTTGTTTGATATCAGGAAATCCATCATCACTCGCCACCTCAATATCGATAGTGACTACAGAGATGAGTTCAGGATCATAATCGATCTGACCAGGATACTCATCATTGATGAATACGTATGGATAGTTAGTCAGACCATAAAACTTGAAGTTAGAGACTTCGCTATATTGTTTGACGAAATCACGAGCTTCACGCATCGATGAGAAGTTGATCTTACCAACTTTCTTATTGTCGAGTGTTAAGTAGTCGCCTTTATCGGAAGGAATGAAGAGGTAGGGCTCGTAATCTACCTCTTCACTGATACGCTTTCCGTTTTGATATCCACGTAGATAAATCTTGTTACCACGTGAATAGAAGTTTGTGTAGAAACGTGACATAAAATGCTACCTCAAGACTGTCAATTATAAGCATATTATAACATATTTTAGTTGAGAAGTAAATTACTGTTTACCAGCTATCTTCTCTTGTCCACGTGTCCATGCAGCTACACCGAGAATAGCGCCAAATGCCATATGAATCAACCCACCGTTATCAAGTGTGATTGACTTCCACGGGATGTATGTCATACCTTTCAAGAATTGTGGCATGAACATCGCGATGATTGGGAAAGCAACGAAGTCGCAGAAACACATGAGCATGTATAACCAACCCATCGCTGGACGCCAATATGCTTTCATCCAGTGTTCGTTCTGCTTACCGTTTTCTGCTTCCCACTTCTGCTTTTCTAGTTCTATTTGTGCAAGCTGTGCTGCTTCTGACATCTGTGGTGATGCGCTTGGTCTTGATGGACCTGCATCAAAATAGTTAGTCTGTATCGATGCAGCTGCACCCTTTGTAGCGGGTGGTAACTGATCCATAGCAGGTTTTGCTGCTACTGGTTCATCGTCTGGTGTTCCGAATTTAGGCATCATTAACCTCCAAAGATTTCTAAGGCTGCTTCATAATGATGCTTACGATCTTCGAGACCGATTGTTCCACCGTTAATTTTCTTGGTGACAGTAAGGATATCATCCTTATCTGCCCATTGATTAAGTTCTCTTGAATCCCAGAACCAACCTGCTGACCACGCTGCACCCTCTTCTGTTTCCAACCACTCGGTTGCTTCAGTAAGGTCCATGTTCATGTCAGTTGCAAAAGCTTGATAGTTACTTTTGCCTGTTAGCTGGATAAGGCCACGACCGCAGTAGCGGTAACCATCACCAGACTCAGGAGGACCGTTGCCCATTCTACTTGCGTAGACGAGATTTGCGATCTTCTCTGGATTCTTTGCATACTCGTTTGGATTCTTACCACGAAAATACTTCGGGAACACCTTTACAAGTGTTTCCGCCCTGTAATTTAAGTTCTCTTTTCTTGCTCTGAGACCACCGGATTCGTGACCTACCTGAGCTAGAAACATTGATATTCTTCTTGGATTATTGATCTCGTAGAATTCCATTACTTCATTTAGTGGATCTACGAATGCTTGAACGATGTCTTCGTTTGTGTCCTCAAAAAACTCATTCAACTGTTCAAATGTTACTAAAGCCATTTTAATCTCCTATATCGTTTCAGAGCATAATATAGGGATTCATCATGGCTTATTTATGATTTAAGAACGCTCCAGTCTTATAGTTCCATTGGTTCTGAAGATCTCTTGTTTCAATAATAAGTTCGTAAAAAAACTTTAAGATCTTCATCACACTCTCGCAAAATGCTTTGCAGCTTCAAAGATAATCTGCTCTCTTGTTATGCCAAGATGCTTAAGTTCATTATCTGATAATGCATTTAACTGTGATATTGTTGTCATGTATAGTGAATAACTGCTTACCCATCTGGCAGCGGCTTCTAATATGTTTAACATGTGTATTGTCTTTCTTTAGTTTGTATTAAATGAAAATGTGGCCAGAAGCTATTGCCACCAGCCACATGTCACATTATATCATAATATAATTACTTGTCTTCTACAAGAAGTTCTTTCTTTGACTTCTTAGCAGATTCTGCGGCATCGGTGATGTCGATCTTCTTTGGCTTCTTATCTTCTGGAATGATGTGCTCGAGCCAGATCTTAAGAATACCATTGACCATAGCAGCATTATTAACAACAACATTATCAGCGAGTGAGAATGTACGAGTGAATGCACGATCAGCGATTCCCTTATGTAGGTATTGAACATCTATACCGTCTATCAGTAAGTGTATCGACGGTTGTTTGACCCTTAACGACAAGCTTATTGTCTTCGAGTGTAAGTTCGATGTCTTGCTTACCAAAACCTGCAACAGCAAGCTCAACGACATAGACATTATCGTCTGTCTTCTTGAGATTGAATGGAGGGAATGTAGCACCTGCAGTCTTTTGGATATGTTCTACTGTTTCTGCCATACGTTGTGCAATCTTATCAGCACCAACGAAGAACTTACCGAACTTATCGAGATCTGCGAATGAATG